AAATCTTTCCACGAGTCGGTCAAACATCTGTGCCCCCCACATCCTTGGTGGAGCGACCGACAAGAATCCATCAAGATTCACAAATCGTTAACGAAAATCAAACCCGTAACTCGGGTTAACTAAACTTCCGCTCGCCATCCGCTTAACTTGTGCTATCCTTTTCCTGCCCGAAAGGGTAGGCGGCGCGAGTCCCGACGGCAGAGTGAACGCCAGCGGCGAACTGGCTTGCGTCGCCGCCGCAAAGCTAGACATCACCATGAGCGCCGTGCCGGAAATCGTCACAAAAGCCGAGTTGCCTCGCTCCTCGGCGTCTCGCGCCCGGCTGTGTCTCAATACATTTCCGAAAAGAAAATCTCCGGCGCCGCGCTCGTCGGCTCTGGTCACCGCGCCAAGATCAACGTCGAAATCGCTCGGGCGCAGCTGCGCAAAAATCTCGACGTCGTTCGGCACAATAGCTTGAGCGGGAAGGCCAAGGTTACCGGACCGATAGCCGATATCGATGACCTGCCTGTCGAGCACCGTGGTGTTGGCGTCGAGGAGCAGATCAAGGCCGAGCGGCTTCGCCAGTTAGAGCTTGGCAACGGCAAGCTGCAAGACGAAGCTCACGCACGCGGCGGCCTCTATGTCCGAACCGACGACATGAAACAAGAGCTTGGCATTATCGTCACACGGGTGCTGACCGAGGTAGAGGCGTTCCAAGTCGAAGCGGCCAATACAATCGCGGCTCGCGGTGCCGTCGTCCCGGCCGACATCCTGAAGGCCATGCGGGAAGTCTGGCGCGAGGTCCGTGCTCGGTCGGCCCGCGCCTATCGCAAAGAGGCTGCGGCGCTTGGGGAGGCCAATCATGGCGATCTTGGCCAATGCTAGCCAAATCGGCCTCGAGGCGCTTGCCAACGCGTTGGAGCCGCCACCGGCTATCGATTATCTCCGGTTCGTCGAAGACCATATCACGATTGGCGAGGGCGCTTTTCCGGGGCCTTATTCGCGAAACCTATTTCCGTATTTCGACGAAGTGCTCCGGGCTCTCTCGCCCGCGGATCCTTGCCGTTACGTGACGCTGCAAGCCAGTGCTCAGGTCGGTAAAACCTTGATCGCGACCGCTTTCGCCATTGGGTCCGTGACACTCGGCCGGGGCCTGACGCTCTTGCTTCACCCTACCGAAGAGAACGCGCTCCGCTATAGCAAGATCAAATTGGAAGCCTTGATGCGGTCGACGCCGATCGTCGCGGAGCGCTTTCCTAAGCGCAGCCGGGATAGTCAATCGGCAATCCTTTTCAAGCAGCGGGACGACGGCATGGCGGCGCTGCTGATCTCCGGCGCCAATAGTCCGGCGAGCCTGAGCCAAATTACGGTTTCCAACCTTGTGATGGATGACGTCGCCAAGTTTGAATCGTCCGCCGCCGGAGATCCCGAGGTCATGGCCGAAAGCCGGTGCTGTGCGATCGCCGAGGCAAAGATTTTCCGAATTTCTACTCCGCTTGTCGCTCCCGGGTGCCGGATCACCCGTTCCTTCGTGGAAGGCTCGCAAGAGCTTCCCTATTTCCCATGTCCGCATTGCGGCGAGATGCAGGTGCTGGAATGGGAAAATATGCTGGCCGGGCTCGATCTCGATCACCCCGAAGACGCGCACTTTAGCTGCATCGGCTGCGGCGGCATTATCGAAGAGCACCACCGGCCCGGAATGCTGGCTGGGTTCGAATGGCGCGCTCAAAATCCTTCCGCCATGAAGCATCACCGATCCTTTTGGATTTGGAGTGCGTACAGTTACCTCCAATCGTTTGAACAGATCGCCCGCGAATACATCAAGACCAAGGGCGACCCGTCGGGCGAGCAAGTTTTCTTGAACGATGTCGTCGGCAAGGCCTACGCCGCGCATGGCACTGGCCGTCCATGGGAAGAGCTGCGCAACCGTGCCGCAAAATCTCATTACCATCGTGGTACGGTCCCGGAAGGTGCACTTGTCCTGACCCTCGGCCTCGACCTTCAAATGGATAGGTGCGAGTGGGTTCTCATCGGTCACGGCCGCCAATACCGGCGCTACATCATCGATTGCGGTGTGATCGGCAATCATATCAGCGAGAGAGACGCGCAGAATCAAATTTCCGAATTGATGGAGCGCACGTGGCCTAACTACCGAGATCATCGGATGACTGTCAGGCGTACGTGCATCGACGGCAATTTCGAGACCGATACCGTGTTGGAATTCTGCAGGAAGTTCTCCGCATCGAAGATCGTCGCGGTTCGCGGCAATCCCGGCGATGCCGCGCCACGCATCGCGAAGATCAAACGCGAGCGCAATGAGCGCAAAGGGACGCTTCTCCGCTATCAAAACCGTTTCTTTAATCTCGGCGTCAATGCGTTCAAGAGCGCGCTCTATCGCGATCTTGCGAAGGACGATTCCAACGCTCCCGGCTTCGTCGCCTTTCCGCAAGGCCTTGACGACGGCTTTTTCCAGCAGCTCGTTTCGGAAACCCGCGTCGCCAAAAAGGTCATGGGCCGGATTATATGGGGCTGGGATAAGCCGGAGCGTGCTTCCAACGAGGCGCTTGATATGACCGTCTACGCCACGGCCGCTGCGATCATGGTCGGCGTCTATCAGTTTGCTGAGGCGACATGGCGAGAGCTGGAAGCCAGGTATAATGCTCCCTCTGATCAGCCGGTGCCGCCAGTGGCAAGGGTGAGTATGGGTCAGAAACTCTCCGATCGATATCGAGGACAAGGCCCTGTCCGCAAACAGTATACGCAGAGGAGGCTTTAAATGTCGTTCCTGACCATCGGCCACTCCTTGTCGTTCCGTGACGCCACAACTAACAAGATGCTGCATTTCGAGTATGGAAGTGCGGGCAGTTCAATCGGGCCGTTCCAGGCTTTTTATCTTGGCCATAAAGTCACAAAGGTAAGGTTCTCGCCGGAGACGGCCGCCGAATTCTTCTCTGGCCTCGATACGCTCGTGCGCCGGTTGCGGGCTGGGCAGTCCCAAGAGGGCGTCTATTTCGAGGGCGACATTATCGACTTTGACGGCGACGCCTCGCTTGTCGTCGATTTCGGCATTGCGTCCGGGAAACTGTACTTCCGGGTCGGTGACGAGGTGATTGAGCCAGACCCAGACGACCTTGGCCGGCTTAATAATGCCTGCGCCGAGTTTCACCCGCTCGCTCGCGGCGGAAGGCGTGGCATGAGCATGGGCGCTTTACTTGCCCGGCGTTATAAAGAGATATGGCGCCAGCAGGATTTGCGTCGGCAGAATGGGCCTTCGCAAAAGTCATTCACCGAAAACTATCTCGATTGGATCGAAGCAAAACACCGCAGAGAGTTTGGCTGATGGCGAAAATCAGAGCTTCCGGCATTGCCGCCGCGATAGTGAAGGGGCAACGCGAAGATCAGCGCACGCCAGCAGCTCGCGATATAGGCTTACCGCCGCCGCCTCCGAAATGGTCATTCGGCAATCCGAAAGCCGAAATCAGAGTAAAGCCGCGCCGCGACGGTGTGATTTGGCATCGCTAAGCTATGCGTCTTGCACATGTGTATGTCGGAACGTTCTGCCAACTGCTTGACAAAAACGCAAGGCTGCTTGATCATTCCTACATGATCACGCCTCAAAAAATCCGAGCTGCTAGAGCTTTGCTTGGGCTAACCCAGGCCAGGCTTGCCGACGCGGCCGGTCTTTCCACGACAGGCCTGAACAATATTGAAACCGGGCAGAGCGACCCCAAGGCCTCGACGCTAAAGGCGATCCAGCATGCTCTCGAAGAGCGCGGTGCGTTTTTCAGTGCCGACGGTGGCCTCTATGAGCGGGTGAACTGGGCCAATGGCAAGCCCGCCGATCCGGAGATCCGGCGCAGGGTTGTGGAAGGGATGAATATGGCGAGATCGGCCAGAAATCAGCCACTGCTCGTCGACGAGGGGGAGGATGGCCCGTGACCGCCCGCCCCAACGCCTTCTGCGGACGGTTTGACGTGGTTTCGCGAGCCCGCCGAAGCCGGGCGCTGGCCGAGGCGATCGAGAGGCAACAGACTCGTCTCGAAGTCAAAGTGCGACCGCCAGCATTGTACATGCGCGAGGCCCGTCAATATGAGGCCAAGCCGTCCGCAGGAAGGGATGAATGATATGGTAAGCCGCTTCGCCATTCTCGCCGACCTGATTCGAGGCCCCGAGGCCGCACCGCGCCAGGCCCAACAAGACCGTAAGGCTGAGCGGCGCGATCGCGAAGCCCGTCGGCGGCGGTCCCGCGAGGACATTGCCTTTGGCCGAAGAGCATTTCTTGAGCAGCAGGCGCGGCAAGCCGAAGAAAGCGACCCGGAGGCCGCTCGCCTTGCGCATGATAAGGCCATGGCACTCTTGATTGTGCAGGCCGGGGCTCGTGCACGGGGCCTGCCCGTGCCGACGAGATTGATTCAAGACGAGCCGTCTTTTGATCGTGAGCCCTCAAACGAATATCCAGACGATTATCACGGCCCGAGCAAAGACCCTGACGACGGCGACGATTCGCCGGTCGATGACCGCGACCATAAGACCCGTAAAACGAAGAAATCAAAGAAGGCCAAGGACGAGGATAATACCGACGAACAGGCCGAAGATGACGAGGACGCCGAAGACAAGCCGAGCAAGCCGCGTGACCGTGGAGATGGCGACGAAAATACGAATGACGATGAGAAGCGGCGCGGCACAGCCAATCCGATGTCGGGTGAATCGGTATCTGCGTACTGGCGACGTGTGGACGCCACAGCCGCAGCCATCATCCGCGCGGGCAAGAGGCGTCGCGGAGAAATTCCATGACTGACGACTTCACGCCGCCACTCAAACTTGACGTGACCGCTGGCCGGTTGCCGGTGAAAGTGGACGCGGCGGCGGCTACGAACCCACAAAATATCTATGCTGTTCTTTCGGAAGACGGAAAACTCGCGGTTATTTTCACAGTCCCTTGCGGCTGCGCATGTGTTTCTGAGTTTCTCCGCGCGTATGGCCTGCCGCACGACTCTCTCGTGTTCGATATGGGTTGCTGTCTTTGCTACGATCAAGAGACGATACATTAGGATTTGAACTGTTACACCAGAGGAGATCATTCATGACTTTCCGCAAAGAAAAACGAGCCCCGCGTCCGGTTGCCACCGTTCAGCCCGTCCTCGACGAGGATGATGATTTCCCGGTCGAAACGTCAGCGCCGGAGGAGACCATGCTCGTGGTCGTGAGCCGAGGCGTCGTCGAGCTTCCGCATCCAACCTTGAAAAAGTTTCTGCGGAAGGACGAAGACGGCACGCTCGTTTACACGCCGCGAAGACTCCGCTATTTCCCAGGGAGTGAGGTCGAGTTGGAAGCTTCGAGGGCGAAGGAACTTATCGAGCTCGGCACTGTCTCCCTCCCAGGCGACCTTCCGAAGGTCGGCAGGCATCCCGATTTGGTGCAACCAAGGTTTGCCGAAGACCCGGATCCGCCGACCGAGCCGCGCCCCCTGATCAGCAAGCTGGACGATGGCCGATGAGCGAAGACCAATCGCTGACGCAAATCGCAACCCTTCGAGCCGAGCTCGATAATCTGAGGTCGAAAGTCGCCGCGCTCGAATTGCGCTTGCCGGCACCGCCAAAGGCGGCCCCGTCAGAGTTACAAATCATCGGGGTCGAACGTCCGGCCGATCGGCCTCTGCAAGCGCGGTCAGGTTTCATTATGCCGACGGACAGCGAGCTTCGTAAGCTTTGCTCGCTCGTCCGCAAGCGCTGGCCAGAGCTAAACACGTTGCAAGGGCTTATTGGTCCAAACGACCCAATCGACTCCGAATTGGCCGACTTCAAAGGTGATATCCGCGTCGGCGAATATCAGCGCCAAATGCGGCTTGCCTTTATCGGGTTGACCTACTTCAAGCGCACACCTGCTCCCGATCATAAGCGCTATGTGACCTATTGGCTCGAAGAAGCTGAGATCGTCCTTGGCAGCATGGGCAAGCGTGGCGAGGAATTGCGATTTGCACCGTTTATGTGTGCCATCGTCGCGCATGGGGATATCCCGTACACAGCGCTCTCTCTAGACGGCGAGCCGCTGTCGCTGGGCCTTAGCAAAGACGTAGGCGCCGAGGCCAAGGACGGCTGGAAACGTGTTTTGGATCGTGGGCCGGCCGATCCGGTCGGGCGGATCAATCATGCACCGTCTCGGCACGATCAGAGCCCTGTTACT